TGGTTCGTGATTGACGAATCAAAAGGTGATTTATATTACAATCTTGGAATCTTTGACATTTACGAAATTGAAAAACCAAAACTAATAAAAAAAGAAAATGTTATTAATACAAAGAAACGGAACAACGCCATTAATAGTGACGGTGACGGAATTGACAACGATCCAGAATCCGGCGTATTTATTTGAGTTCATCCATGAACAAAGCTTCAAGGAATATCGATGCGTATTGAATAATATTTCAACCGCAACGCCGCGCTTTGACGAGTTTATTTTGGTTGACGGGGTTGATGTAAATTTCGATTATAACGGTTACTATATTTATAACATTTACGAACAACAATCGCCGGGAAACCTTGATCCGAATAATACCGTGTCAATGGTTGAAACCGGACGCGCCGAAGTCATCGAACTTGATTCGCCGGCTAATGAATACGATTCACCGATTTACTTTAATATATATGAACAATAAAATTAAAATGACTTCGCTTTCCTTCCGGAAAGAATTCGTTAAACCGGACGAAGAAAAAGATCGTTCACTTGGATTCATCAAGTGGGGAAAGAAAAACGATTATCCGTATTTTTTAATCGACCTTTTCAACGGATCGGCCTGGCATCAAGGAATTGTAAAGACGAAAACTTTCTACATTGCCGGTGGTGGCCTTGAAGTTGTGACCGGTGACATGCAAGCTTTCATCGACAACCAGTATTCGGACTTCAATATGAACGAAATTTCCGAACAAATGGCTTTTGACTTCGAACTTTTCGGCGCTTTTGCCGTTAAAGGTACTTGGAATCGCGAAGGATCACGCGTTGCAAAGTGGGAATACTTGGACGTTGATGCAATAAGAATGACCGAAGACGAAAGATTTTATTACTTGTCGGACGATTGGACGGCAATGAATCAAAGCGCTGAAAAAACAAACCTTCGAATGTTTCCGGCACTGGATGAAAATAACCGAACCGGACAATTCGTAATATATTACAAAGAACCGGCAAAGAAATCAAGAAAAGAAAAAGGAATTTATCCGAAACCAACATACAACGGCGGATTGACGGCGATTCAAACGGATTGCGACATCGCAAAGTTCCACATGTACGAGCTTCAAAACGGATTCAAGTCCGGGACGCTGATCAACATGCCGTCCGGATTCCCGGAATCAACCGAAGAATTAAATCGAATAACCGAATCAATCAAAGGACGAACGCAATCGGTTGAAGATGCTGGCGAAATTATTATCACGTTTTCGGACGGCGCTGATTTAGCGCCAACGGTTCAACAATTAAACGGAAACGACCTTGACAAGCGTTATGAAGTGACAATGCAATCCGTTCAACAAAACATCTTGGTTGCGCATTCAGTGACCGCGCCGACATTGTTTGGAGTTATGCAACAAGGATCTTTCAACGCGGCCGAATCCGGCGATTTATTCGAAATATTTAAAACAACATACGTTTCGACAAGACAAAAACGGATTGAATGGATGTTGAATTACATGGCGGAACTTGGTGGCTATATTGGAACTGTTAAATTGGTTGATGTATTGCCGTTAACTTTGGACAATGGAACGACCATTGAACCGGTTGTTGCGGTCAATCCGGCAAATGTATCGGTTGCGCCGGTTGATGCTGCGGTTGATGTTGCGAAATCGGCATTGAATGGATCACAAATCGCAAGTTTGATTGAAGTTGCTGCGCAAATTAAGGCCGGAATTTTGACTCAAGATTCCGCATTAAATATAATTTTATCTTCGTTCCCGTCAATCGATGAAAGACAAGCGCGAAAAATTGTCGGACTTCCGGCAACCGCTTTTTCAATGTGCAAAAATGACGATGAAATTTCAATCTTTCAAGAATTCGGAGAAAGTCAAGACGATTACATAGTTTTGGGAAACATTCCAATTGAATGGAACACACCGAACCAAGAAATCATGAAAAGACATGATCAATTGTTTGAAAAAATTGGTGAAATAACCTTGACGCCTGGCGGTTCGGGAAAGTAACTGGGGACGGCGAATCCCCGAAATTCGAAATTCGCTATTCATATCGAACGAGACCGGATGTTCCCGATCCGATTACGCAATCGCGCGCGTTTTGTGAAAAGTTAATTGACTTAAATCGAACGTACACACGCGAAGACATCAACGCAATTTCAACGCGAGTTGATCGCGATGTTTGGAAATATAAGGGCGGTTGGTATACGAATCCGGACACCGGAAAAACAACGCCTTATTGTCGCCATGAGTGGGTTCAACAAATTACAATCAAAAGACCGGCCGTCGGAATTACCGCGCCTGAACAACCATTGGTTGAACAACCATTGATTGAAGTTGGTGAAATAAAAATAAACACAATCAAAGAAGGTCGCGAATTTGCGAAAAAAGTAATTGAAGAAACACTTGGAGTTAAAGTTTCAAGACTTACAATTGCAAGGGACATGACACCAGCACGAATTCAAAAATATATGGAATCGGTTGCTAAAATAAAAAATGAATATAAGTTTGACCAAGAAGTTGCCGATGAAATTAAACTGGTATTAAATTCAACGGCTACAAGTTATGGATTTGTTCGTTCCGGATGGAGGTCAATGGCAAAAGGTGGCGGAACTGAAATAATTGAAATAAATCTTGGTAACTCAACCGATTCATTTAGAAATAGAAATCCAAAAATTAGAGTTCAAGAAATAAATGGTCGAATTATAAGCGCTGGAAAATCATCCGTTGATGAAAAGAACATTGAACTTGCAACCGCCGTTCATGAAATGGGACACGTTATGGCTTTAGATCGTTCAAGAACAGCGAATGTTCAAGATTATTTTAATAAATTAAAAGCCATTAGAACGGAATATCTTAAAGAAATTAATATTTTAGCAAAAGATAAAAACATAACTGAATTAAATAAAGTGTATCTTGGCACTTATGCAAATAAAAACATTAATGAATTTCACGCTGAATGTTGGACGGAATATAGATTGAATTCTAATCCGTCAAAATATGCTACCTTAGCCGGAAACTTAATGGATAAATATTTTAAAAAATAAAAAAAATGACCGAAACAATTGATTTGATATGCAATCGATGCAAACATACGAATCCATTTCGCATTGGATGTGACGCCTTTCCCGAAGGAATTCCGGATGAAATACTTTTGACAAACGAACATTCAATACCATTACCAGAACAAAAAAATAATATTGTTTTTGAACCAATAATTGAAGAAAAATTATGAATTACCTTTTATCCGTTGAAAATTTAAAAAAGCTTGGATTGATCCATTCGAACACCGACACCAAAATTCTCGCGGTGGCGATTAAACGAAGTCAAGACATCCAGTTGCAACCGGCATTATCAACGCCGTTATTCAAGGCGCTATTATTGCGCGTTCAAAACAATACTTGGACGCAAAATTATCTTGATTTGATGAATGATTATGTTGTTCCTTGTTTGGTGGCATTCGTTGACTACCGTTGCGCGTTACTATTGAACGAAAAATTGACAAACAAATCGGTTGGTCGCATCCAGGATGAAAACATTCAACCGAATTCGGACGCCGAAACAAGCGCTTTGCGCGACCAATTAAGAAAAGACGCGTATTTCTATAAGGAAAGATTAATCGTTCATCTAATGGCTGATAATGGCGTCAAATATCCGGAATATATTGAAACGAATTCAAGTCCGGGACATTGTTCCGAAGACATGCGAAAAGATCGAAGCGGTTACACGCCAATAAATTTTATTATATGAAGTTCAAAGCATCGAAGGAACAAATCGAAAAGCTAAAAAAATATTTAAAAAATGGAAAAAACAATAAATCAATTAAAAAGGGAATTTCAAATAATTGCGACCGAACACCGGCAAATTAATGATTTCTTTTTTGGCGATTTTATCGATGCCGTTTCACGCGACGCCGTTCAATATCCGATTATGATTGTTACTTTGCAACCTGGAACGATTGGTGATAATTTTGTCGGAGTGAATTGCATTATTTCAATCGCTGATAAATATAATCTTCAAGAATATCGTCAAATCGATGAAATTCATTCCGATTGTTTATCCATTTGCAAAGATATTCACGTCACTTTCAAACAATGGCGCTTTGAAGAATTCTTGGATATTCAAGGAACGATTTCGACAACGCCATTTATTAACCGTTCACACGACGTGACCGCCGGTTGGACGATGAACATGGCCTTGAATATATACGATTACGAAAATTGGTGCGAAATTCCATACGACAATTACGATTTTGAGAACAATTAAACATAATATATAGATGAACAAGCATTTGAGGTCATTGTCGGTAATGTTTTTTATTGCAGCTTATGGAACGGCAATCGCAATGTATTTCGAAGAACCTTTGTTCTTGAAGCTTGGAGGCGTTGCGCTTGGAATATTTTTAACATTCCAGGTGATTGAAAAATTTGAAAACAAATGAAAATACAATTATTTATTTTATTGGCAAACATCCGTTTATCATTGCCAAAATTATTGGCGGTTGTTGGTTCGTTTTTTTTACCGATTTCAGGCATTTTGTTCCTGGTTGGATTCGCGATATTTGTCGACACCTTGACCGGACTTTGGAAAGCTAAAAAATTAAAGATTTCGATCACATCGCGTAAACTTTCCGCCATTGTTTCAAAAATGTTTTTATATGAATTGGCGGTCATTGGATTTTATTTGATTGATTTTTGGATCTTAAATGATATTATCATGAAATTCTTTTCCGTTCCTTTAATGTTGACAAAGATCCTGGCATTGATATTAATCAGTATCGAAACGATGTCCATTAATGAGAACTATATCGCAATTCGGGGCATTTCGATTTTTCAAGCAATGAAGTCACTATTCGCCAGGGCAAAAGAAATAAAAAACGACATAAATGGAATTAGATCAAACCAAGATAGTTCAACACCGTCTATCTAACGACCAATTTTTTCAAGACGTTCACGAAAAAAAACAAATTTATTTGCATCACACGGCCGGCGGTGGCAATCCGGTAGCGGTTGCGAATTACTTCCAACAAAAAGAAGGAAAGGTCGCGACGGCTTTTGTGATTGGTGAAAAAGGAACAATCGTTCAATTATTCAGCTCGAAGCATTGGGCATACCACCTTGGATTGAAACCGGAAGTTTTCGCCGAAATGGGCGTGACGTATCGAAGTCTTGACAAGATATCAATCGGAATTGAAATATGTAATTACGGGCCGCTAAAAAAGCAAAACGGATATTTTGTGAATTATGTTGGTGGCAAAGTTGACCGTTCGCAAGTAACGGAATTGAATGGCAAATATAAAGGCCACATTTTTTGGCAAAAATATACCGATGAACAAATCGAATCAACGCGTCAATTATTAGTTTACCTTTGCGATACTTACGGAATAAGCAAAGAATACAATGATTCAATATTTGACATCGACAAGCGCGCTTTGAAAAGTGAAAACGGAATCTTTACTCACAATTCAGTTCGTCACGACAAGTCCGACATTTATCCATGTCC